CTTTTCGCTAGTCCAATGGGTTAATTCGTGAAAAAACGTCGCATAGTAATGCTCTGCACTTTGGAAAGTGTTAAGCGCTGGCATGCGGATAGAATCAATTGAGGGGATATAGCAAGCAGTGTCGCCACCTATAGAGTATTTTGCTTGTGTAGCAATAATGCGATTTTCACAAGCTTCAATCTTTTGATTGTCAGATACCGGCTGATCTTCACTTGCTATTATGTCAATTCCGTCAACCTGTGCGACATTAAAGATATAAAAAGCTTTTGCGAATTGGTAATATTTATCTTCGCCTGAAGCTTCAGCCTTTTTATCTTTTGCTTGCGAGAAATAGATAACCTTTGCGGCTTTTTCGCCCTTACGTACCTGAGCACCCAAGAATTGCCATTGATCATAGGTTGCCCATACAGGTACGGTATAGCCTTTGATGCCTGAAACCATTGCAAGCAATAAGCGATTGATGCCGCGATAAGCTTTCCCGCTAACAATGTTCTTATCGGCTGACATAGGCGCATGCCAAGGTTTAACCCAAGGCGTAGCACCCTTTTCCAGTTCCTGAATGATTGAATCGGTTATTTCTTGATAGATAGTAGTCATTGTCTAATCTCCCGTCTAATGTTGACTATTAAAAACAGTGTTGCTGTAAACCATTATATATAGGTTATAGGATTATGCAATAGATTATTCCATTGTATTTAGTAATCAATTGCCGCATGGCAATTGCTATAGCCTATATATACTATATATACATAATTACATGTAAGTTGTTTAATAGTAATACATGTATATATAGCAATTGGAAAATGTGAAATTGGGGACAGAACAAAGGGAGTGTGTCATGATCCGCCCTCGGCGATTTAACAATTGGCATTGGGCATTGTCGAACTGCCGGTTTGCCAGTGCTCAGGCCATGCAGTCATGACATGCAGACGCTAGTCAAAATTGGAATGGACAATTTAACAATGTTGCTGTGTTTGTAGCTGTCTGTTTGGCAACCCCGTGGGGACTTGACCCTCGAGTGAGCGTGCCCTATCCCGTTCTCCCCCCAAAGAAAAAATCAGTTTTGGTATAGTTAGGTTATCGCTTGGCAGTGCGTGGTTAGGCGCGCATTGTTTTTGCCCCCGTGATTCCTTCCGGGGGTTTTTTTTCGTCTATAGCTGGTATATGATTATTGGTAGGAGGTATTGATATGGATAGAGGTGAGGATATGGGGGTTATTATTGATGATGCTGTACCTATGCCGAGTGCGAGGGTTGCGAGGCGGTATCCGTATGAGGAGATGGGTGTAGGTCAGAGTTTTTATGTTGAGGGTGTGCAGATGCAGGTTGTGTTGAACGGGAACTGGCGGGCTGGCAAGAAGTTGGGCAGGAAGTTTATAGCGCGTCGGGAGGGGGACGGAGTGCGTGTGTGGAGGTCAGAATGAAGACACCTAAAGATTTGGATGTGTTGAGGAAGCTGGAGTGGTTTTCGGATACGCCGGAGATCGTGAATGACATGAAGATCAAAGGTCATCTATTGTGGGGTAGGCATCTTCATAAGATGCACATCTACCACAAGGCATTAGTGGCTGAGATCAGGAAGTTACGCAGGGAGTTAAAAGGAGCCAAACATGAGCGCAGTGATTGAATTGCATGAAGACTATGTGGATATAGCCGCACAGGACTACTGGGAGGCGGTTCACAAGATGAACCATGCTGAACTGGTAATGGAACTAAGAAGGCAACAGGCGCGTTCTGCGGGGCTGCTGGCAGAGTGCTTGCAAGAGTTGTCGAGAATGAAGAAGGTGTTGAATGGAGAACTCTACGCGGGATAAGTACCGGGAAGAATTGTTGCTCTCCCGGACTATCCTGAAGAACGAGATGCAGAGGGCACTGCAAGCTATAAAACCAAAAGAAAAGATAGAGTTGGTTGCCACTTGGAAAGGTATGTACAAGCCAGAAATAGTGGATGAGCTTCTGCGTGTCGCTAGAGACAGAGAAGCAAAGGTACGTATTGCCAACTGGAACTTAGAACAATTTGACAGCGAAAGAATAAAACGATGAGTCATCCTGCACAGATGTATTTTGTTGCAAACCTGAGAAACAAGTTTCCTGATTACTTTATCCGCAAGGATGTGCTGGAGATTGGTAGCCTGAACATTAACGGCTCTATACGGGAGTTCTTCCAGCAGTGCGTGTATATCGGTGTGGATATCGGCCCCGGCAAGGATGTCGATATCGTGGCGCATGGCGAGAACCTTGCCTACGAAGACGGTAGCTTTGATGTGGTCGCAAGCTGCGAGTGTTTTGAACACAACCCAGAATGGGTGGCTACCTTCAACAATATGGTCAGAATGAGTAGGGGGCTGGTCTTCTTTTCCTGTGCTACCACTGGCAGACCTGAGCACGGAACTCCACGTACTAGCCCACATGACGCGCCCTACTGCGGCGAATATTATAAGAACCTGACAAAAGAAGACATCCTTGCTGAATGTGATCTGTCCCCATTTAAAGAGTATGAGTTCAGCGTCAACCACGAAGCGCATGATCTTTACTTTTGGGGAATAAAATGAACTACGACAACATTACCGTTGTTGCTATCTACGGCAACAATGAGGGTATGAAGGCATTGCCAGCCATACACAAAACCGCAGCATGTCTGCCGGGTTCGCAAAAGCTGTTAATTACAAACAGAAATATAAGTTCAGACATCCCACAAAAGCTTGTGGCTGCCCCACTAGACTATGTGGGCTACAGCAACTTCTGCATGTATAGCCTCTGGAACTATATAGATACAGACTATGCACTAATCGTCCAACATGATGGGTGGGCCTTGAATCCAGACAACTGGCGAGATGAATGGCTGAACTATGACTATGTGGGTGGCCTAACCCATGCCGCACTGGTTAATGACACGTTTATCAAGAATTACCAATGGACAAATGTTAAGACCGCACGAATAGTGCAGAACGGTGGCTTTAGCCTACGCAGTAAAGCGTTTATGGCGGCACTAGTCAAGAATGGCATCATGCCTTCTAGCTATGCCGACCCTTCTTTGAACAATGAAGATATTCAGCTTACTGCTTTCTTACGTCCTAGCCTTGAGTCGGTAGGCATCAAGTTTGCGCCAGACGAGGAGGCAAAGCTATTTGCGTTCGAGCATCTATCAGATGAGATACATGACTTGAACAGCGTTCACAAAATATTCGGACATCACAGTAGGTTTAGGACGCTGGTAGATGAGAAAACAATGTTGTGGCATTTGACTAACGAGCAAACAAACGCTATCCCGTTTGAAAACAATGCGTATGACCTGTTTTCAAAATACTACAACTACAAGATCATTCGATGATATGAAATTTAACCTCAACCAGTTTTACAAGTTCTGCGCTCAGTTAAAGATTGAGACAAAAGAACAGGGCTTGCGGAAGATGGACAACCTGCTAGGTACACAAACCTATGTCATGGAAGAAATCGCACAAGCACTGGAAAACAATATTCACTTTTTTGTAATATTAAAAGGCCGACAACTTGGCATTACCACTATCTCACTGGCACTAGACCTTTACTGGCACTACATCAATCATGGACTCAACGGAACCCTTGTCACAGACACAGAAGAAAACCGAGACATGTTCAAAGGCACACTCACAGCCTATATGGACGGTTTACCGAAAGAGTACAAAATACCCATTCTTTCCCATAATCGTAATTCGCTTGCACTCAAGAATCGCAGTCGCATCTTTTATCAGGTCGCTGGATTGCGAGCCAAAGGAAGTCTTGGTCGTGGCAAGGGCATCACGTTCCTTCACGGAACTGAAACTTCGTCGTGGGGTGACGAGGAAGGACTAGCATCTCTACTAGCTTCCCTTGCAGAAACTAACGAGAAGCGCCTGTATATCTTCGAGTCCACAGCCCGTGGCTTCAACATGTTCCATGACATGTACGTCACTGCCAAACGTGCGCGTTCTCAACATGCCATTTTCTGTGGCTGGTGGCGTAACCAGTTGTACACCGTCCCCGGCGATTCCAATCTCTACAAAGTGTATTGGGATGGGAAGCTAACGCCTGAAGAAAAGGAATGGACACGGGATATTAAGAAACTCTACAACGTAGAGATCAACAGCCGCCAGATGGCGTGGTGGAGATGGAAGCTCTACGAAGGCATCAAGGATGATGCGCTGATGTACCAAGAGTTCCCGCCTACTGAAGACTATGCCTTCATCATGACAGGCACTAGCTTCTTTTCTAACGCCCGTTGTACGGACGCTATGAAGATAGCTAAGCAGATTAAGTTTGACCCTTACCGTTATGGCATGGGTGCGAATTTCGTAGATACAGAGGTGCTGAAGTCAACAGAAAGGCTGGCAACCCTGAAGATATGGGAGGAACCCATTGATACGGCTTTTTACGTTATTGGTGCTGATCCCGCTTATGGCAGTTCAGATTGGGCTGATCGTTTTTGCATACAAGTGTTCCGTTGCTACGCTGATGGCATGGAGCAAGTTGCGGAGTTTGCGACACCAGAGATGAACACCTACCAGTTTGCGTGGGTAATTGCCCACCTAGCAGGTGCGTACAAGAACTCGACACTGAACTTGGAAGTCAACGGCCCCGGTCAGGCAGTTATCAACGAGCTAAAGAACTTGAAACGTCAGGCCGCAGCACTTGGCGGCAAAACCGGGTATCAGTTGATGGACGTTCTTGGCTCTATGAGCAACTACATCTGGCGGCGTAACGACACGATGGGCGGCTTGTCCAATTCTATCGGCTGGCTAACCACTGCTGCCAGCAAGGAACGTATGCTTTCTTACATGAAAGATTACTTCGAGCGCGGGATGATGACGATTCTTTCAACCGAGTTGATTGACGAAATGAAGACCATTGTGCGTGACGGTGGTTCTATTCTGGCATCTGGGAGAAACAAGGATGATCGTGTTATGGCTACTGCTTTGGCTTGCGCTGCTTATGCTGAGCAACTTCAGCCTCGCCTTATTGCACAAAAGATTACGCGCAATGTCAGCAGAACTCACGATGACAGCACCCCTGAACAGATCGTTGTAGGCAGAACAGTCTCTGATTATCTGAAAAGGATTGGGATTTATGGACAGCAATGACGATTACATCATTCCCAAAGAGGAATTGAAGCAAATAATGAGGCGTTTTCGTGCTGACAAGAAGCGTGGCATCCCTATGCGCCTGTTTTACGAGTTATCTGGCGTGGACAAGTCCAGAATGGACGATATTTTCTTTTATGACCGCGCCCCTATGACTGAATTAGTGCAAAGACGGGTTTCTAAGGCGTATTTGGCATGGAAAAACGGTGAAGTCGCCGTAATGATTCGATTTGGGCAGAAATGGCTGGAATGGAGGAAGCAACCCAAGCCAGTTATCGTCCGTGGGTACGGTTTGCAGCTAGGAAATGACGGAATTAAGCTCAAATTAGGGCTAAAAAACCGTTTGGATTACTCAGATTATAGTTTAGATGAGCAATTGAAGGGGAGTTAATTATGAGCGTTATTCACGATTATAAATGCGATTTACACGGGTTTTTTGAGGCTTGGGAGCCTGTTTGCCCGGAAGGATGCACTGAAAACGTCCAAATGGTGTTCTTGCAACCTGTTGGATTGAAGTCTGACAGCACAAAACACAATGACAAGACGCTTTCTCAACTTGCGTTGGACTTCAACATGACAAATATCAAATCAACCCGTGAAGGCGAGAACCAATCGGGTTACTATACGCGCAACAATCAACCAGCACCAAAGGATGTACCGCCTCCACCGCGTGAAGCGCGTCCGGGTGACTCAGCAATCTGGGGTGGCGCAGGTGGAAAGTTCACTATGGACAACATATTGAAAGGAAATATGTTCCGTTCTGTTGCCGGTGAACAAGTTAGCGTTATGCCAAATCAGGTTGGGAACTTGACACAACCCAAACCTGCGAGTTATATGCAAGACCAAGACAACCTCTCACTGGATAAATCATGAGAATCCCGTCAGAACCTTTGATGAGAGAGCAGTTTTACGCTGATCTTATACAAAAGTGTTTAGTCTCTAGGGAGGAGCGCAAGGCTGACTACTCTGCCCTGCGTTCTTATTTTCTTTTTGGCGCAGCGCCGGAAGAAGCTCCAGCGATCTTCAACAAGATTTATCCACACATAGATCAGCTAAGCAGTTTTCTCTACTCAGCAGAGACAACACGCTTCACCATCAATCTTGGCGCGGCAGTTCCAGTAGCGGAACAGACAAAAATTCGTGCCATGCAAAACCTGCTGAACGACGATTGGCTGCGCTCCAACACTGACCAAGTTTGCTCTAACGCTTTGCTCTGGTCGCTGTGCTACAACACTTCCTACACCAAACTCATCATCGGCCCCGGCGGTAGCCTCAACCCCTACATGGTTGACCCCGGCGCTATTGGCGTTCTGCGTGAGGATGTACCCTACACCGACAGACAAGAAGCACTAGTCCATACTTATTACATTACTAAGTCTGACCTGTATTCTCGTCTGTATGCTCACCCCAAACGCGACAGCATTTTAAAGCGCGTTAGCACCTCGTATCACGAACAGGCAAGCAGCATCCCAGAAGGCATTGATCGCATCATCATGTCGCAGACTGATCCAAGCATGATGGGTAACGTCAACCTCGACCTGTCTGGCATGAACCGCTACAAGGCGCGGGTGGCAGAAGAAACTATCGAGATGCACGAACTCTGGGTGTACAACGACGAGATTGGCGACTACCAGTGCGTCACGATTGCTGACCCAGACATCTTTATCTATGACCGCCCCGGTAGCTCTCTATTCTTGAAAGGCGAATTGCCATTTGTGCAGTTCTGCCCGAATCCTCAGTACGACTATTATTGGGGACAGAGTGAAGTACAACGATTGGTATTCTTGCAAGAATTGCGTAACAAACGTATGGGCGAGATTCTTGATTTGCTTAACAAGCAAGTCTCTCCACCTACAGCACTGATGGGTTTCAATGGCATTTTAGATGAGAAGAATTTTGCCCTTAACCGCGCTGGCGGTCTTCTTGCTAGTGATATGCCAAGTGCAAAGGTCGAACGCCTTGCGCCTAACATTCCAAATGATCTCTTTGAAGTCATCCGAGAAGTGGATGCAATGTTTGCAGAGGCAAGCGGCATTACTCCCGTGTTGGCTGGTAGAGGCGAGTCAGGCGTTCGGTCAAAGTCTCACGCAGAATCGCTTTCCAGACTTGGTAGCTCAAGAGCAAAGAAACGAGCATTGATTATCGAAGATGCACTTGAAAAAGTTGCAACTCTGTATCTCAAGTCCATCCAGAAATATCAGCCTATCCGTCTGAAAGACGATGATGGCAATGAGTTTATTCCTGAGCAATTTACCGATGATTACATCGTCAAGGTAGATGCTCACAGCAATAGCCCGATCTTCACAGAAGACCTGCGTAACCTTGCCTTCTCGCTGCATCAGGCTGGCGCTATTGACCAAGAATCCCTGCTTGACCTGCTTGAGCCTCCAATGAAGCAGATGCTAAAAGAGAAACTCAAGGAAAACAGAGCTAAGCAGGAACAAATGGCTATGTTGCAACAAGCGCAACAGGCACAGCAACAGCAAAGACCTAGTTCGCCGCCCAATCTTCAGGAGGTAGCATGAACGGAACCGGATCGGAAACCACTTCTAAAGCTGACCAGCCAAGACTGACAGAAGGCGCGTTGCGGCAGGAAAGCAAAGGGCCAGATTTGCAATATCGGGTGCAAAGATTGGGTACTTATCAAGATCGCACCATGAGTCGGCAAAACTACGGACGCATGAAGCGTTAGAATTTGCTTGACAAGACTTTTTAATTTGTATATTTCTATTGCCAAATTTTATACGAGGTCATTATGGCTGTCTCATCTGAAGAACTCATGCGCCTCATGGAACAGCAGCGTGGCAAGAAGCCTGAAGCTGAAATGCCTGAAACTGAAGAATCCGAGGGTGAGGAAGAAGAAGTTGAAACCGAAGAATCCGCATCCCCGATGGCAGCACCTATGTCCACCCCAGAACCAAAAATGGGTTCTAAAGAGGGAGCGATGGTTAATCTTGGGCTGGCAATGGATTTGATTAAACGCGCACTACCTGCTATTGGCGCTGATTCGGAAGAAGGTAAGAAAGTTCTCTCCGCAATCAAAACCCTTGCTGACATTACTGGCAAAAGCTCTGATGGCATGGAAGAACTCAAGAAATCAGAAATTTTGCAAATGTTGCAGACTCTGCCTCAAGCAGGGGGTGCTACACCTGAAGGCAAAGCAATGGCTGCTGCGCCAGCAGTTCCCGGCATGATGCCGTAATTTTTGGAGATACCACTATGGATTTGTTTAAGCCCCGTGGTGCTGCTGCACCCCGTAATCCGACTGACAACACTCAGCAGAATGGTCAGATCGTCAACACTCCCCGCTTCTCGCAGATGGGTGGTTTGAAGAATGCCGCAGCAACTGGCACTAAAAACCGCATGAATGTTGAAAAGCCGGGTGGTAAGCGCATTATCTGATGCGCTTTTTTATTGTTTATTAAGGGGATTAACCTATGTCACTCGAAGACCTCACACCTGAAGCCCGTGATGAACTGGCTCTTTTGGCTCGTCAGCTTGCTGAGAATCCGCAAACCCGTAAAGACTTCTTGCGCCTTACCAAGAAGGCAAAACCGGATATGCCGATTCCTGAACTAGAGATTGAAGATTCAACCAATACCGCAGTTCAGAAGGCAAATGACCGTGTTGCACAGCTTGAAGCAAAACTCCAGCAGAAAGACGCTATGGATGAATTGAACAAGCGTCGTAGCAGACTGAAAGAAAAGGGTTTGGTTGACAGCGACGAACAGATTGAAGAAGTGGAGAAGGTAATGCTAGAAAAAGGTATTACCAACCACGAAGTTGCCGCTGATTACTGGAAATATATGCAACAATCTGCTGCCCCTACACCAACTGGCTATAATCCTTCTGCGATCAATAAATTTGATCTATCGCAGTATTGGAAGAATCCGGTACAGGGTGCGCGGAATGAGGCGGCAAAAGCATTAAATGAGTTACGGCGCAACCCTAAGCCTGTTGGGTTGTAATCGAAATAGGGGATATTTTTAGATCGGAGATAGATTATGCCTATTGGTGGCGGCATTCTTCCGGCTTCGGGTTCCACTCAATTTACTGAGTTGACCTACGTTACCCGTAGGGCGTTTATCCCGAAGTTGGTCGTACAACTTTATAACTCGACACCGCTGATGGCGGCACTGATTGCTAACAGTCAGTCTGCTTCTGGTGGTGTTTCTTCTGTAACCGTTCCCGTTCAGGGTTCTCAGTTTGTAAACGCTCAGTGGTCGGACTACAGCGGCTCGTTCGCTCAGCCTTCCGTTCAGCAGGGTGCTTACAACGCTGAATTCAACCTGAAGCTGATGATTGCACCTGTGCCGTTCCTCGGCATGGAAGGCGCAGTACAGCAAGACGCAGCCGTTATTCCTCTGATCGAAGCGCGTATGAACGACGCGACTAACGTGATGATGGATGCTATGGCGACTGCGCTGTACACCAACACCAGCAACACTCAGCAGTTCACTGGCCTGCCAGCCGCTGTGTCGGATTCCGGCACTTACGGCAACATTGACCGTTCGACCTACACTTGGTGGAAGTCGAAGCAGTACGCTGCTGGCTCGGTCAACCCGACTCGTCAGAACATCCTTCAGTACATCTCCGGCACTGTTAAGAATGGCGCAGAAGTTCCGTCGTTCGGCGTGTGCGGTTTTGGTACTTGGACGCTGCTGGCACAAGACTACGTTGGTCAAGAGCAATACGTCCTCACTCCGGGTTCCGGTTTTGATGGCGATGCAAATGGCCCACAGTCAGGCTTCCGCGCTCTGATGGTCGCTGGCGTTCCCATTTATCCTGATCCTTACTGCCCAGAGGGTACGGTTTACTTCCTGAACAGCAACTACCTGTCGCTCTATATCCATGAGCAGGGTTCGTTTGTCTTTACAGGTTTTGAATCGACACTTCCTAACTGGCAGATTGGTTATGTTGGTGCTGTGCTGATGATCGCTGAACTGGTCAACACTAAGCCCAAGTCCATGACCAGAGTGACAGGCTATAACTCGCTCACACTGTAAGGAGAAATAGTCATGTCTAATAAAATCCTCGTAGCTGGCGCAGCAACTAACGCTGCTGGTGCATTTATTCAGGCTTATGCTGCTGGTAATGCAACTGTCACCGTTCCTGCTGGCGATTACTTTATCGCTCCTACTGCCAACGTCACCATCGAACTGAACACCAACACTACTGGCAATATCAGTAATGCTTCGTGGGCGGTTGTGGTTGCCAATAACACTGGCGGCTACTTCATCTCTGATGGCGTGAACATGCGTGCGAATGTTCTCTCTGGTACTCCGACCATTACCCTGTATCAAGTGAATCAGGGTCAGGCCGTTGGCGAGACTTACGCATAAGGAGCCAATATGAATGCTAACCATGTAGGTTCGCTGTACCCAAATGGTTTTGGCAATTTTGCGCTTGGTCGTTCCGTAACCGTTAATGTTGGTTCGGTGGCTAACGCAGTTGCACAAATCTCCATCGTCGGTGCAAGTTCGTACATTGTTCGCAGGATTACGGTCGCTAATGCTAATAAATCGCTTGCAACTGCAAATGTCACTGTTACCACCTCTAACGATGGTAATGTTTCAAATGCAGTTGCATCGCTGACAACGCTAAGCAACGTAACTAGCACCTCCACGTATCAAGACTTAACCCTTGCTGCTGGCGCTGCTACCACTGTCTATTCGTCTGGTTCGCTCTATGTGAACGTGCCAGCCAACGTAGCCAGCGGAACTTGCGACATTGTGGTTTACGGAGATGTGGTAACTCTATGACAACCGTTTATGTGACTAACAAGTGGGACAAGCCGCTTGTCGATGAATACGCCTTTAAGCAGTACAAGTTCCCTGTGGACATGCCTGTTGAAGTTCCTGTAGAAGTCGCTCGTCACATATTCGGTTACGGTTCTGAAGACAAGGAACCGTTTTTGGCTAGGCTCGGTTTTGCTAAAACCAAGAATGACCTCCAATCTGGGTTGGAAATTCTTGAGAAATTTAGCATTACTGAGTCCAAGCCAGTACAGGATCGCTCCTTATCCCCGGCGATTGACCAAGTACCCTCGCCCATCCCTTTGCGGGGGGCGGGGAGAAAAGTCGAAAAAGCCGCTTAATTATGGCAATTAAATGGCAACTTTATCCGGTTACATTACGGAAGTCCGGCGGCTCTTGCATGATGCTAACGGAAACTTCTACTCTGACTCTGAACTAACGGACTACATCAATGAAGGCCGTAAGCAGACAGTCAGGGACACTGGTTGCCTAAGAAAAATACAAGTATCCCAAACGCCGATGTCTCCGGTAGCCGGAGGCGCTAATCCCGTAGCGTGGACTGCTGGCCTTTCTGTTGCCACAGATGACTACGTTTTCTCCAATATCTTCATCTACAAGGTTACTTCTGGTGGAGTTTTGGGGGATTCAGCACCGCCTTACCCGGCATCGAACAATGTGTACCCCCCAAATACCCCGTTTACAGACGGAACAGCAACGTTGCTATACGCAGGAAACTGCGAAAAACTGCCTTACGCTGCCTTTCCTGATGGGATAAATACGGTTGATATTCTGAATATCAACTTGTATTGGGGAAATAGTCGGGTTCCTCTGCAATATCTGCCGTGGACTCAGTTCAACGCACAGTTACGCTATTGGCAAAACTACATTGGTAGGCCAGTAGCTTTCTCCGTTTACGGTCAGCAGACTGCTTTTATCTCTCCAGTTCCAGATCAGGTCTATACCCTTGAGATGGACACCGTTGTTTTGCCTGAAGACTTGGTAACTAGCTCTGAGGTGGATGTTTTGATAGAGCCGTACACCACGCCTGTAGCCTATTTTGCTGCCCACAAAGCCAAGTTTAAGGAACAAAGCTACGGAGAATCAGAGATATACAAACAACAATATATCCAAGAAGTTCGCAGTGTGCTGGCTACGACCATGACACGGCGCATTCCTAACGCTTACAGCACTCCGTTCTAATCATGGCGGCGGCTGAACAGAAAAAGTCGTACAAAGTTATTAAGCAATTTCGTGGCGTAAACACGAAAGCTAACCGCACATCTTTAGAAGACGGTGAATTCTCATGGCTTGAGAATGCTATGCCGGTAGGCTACGCAAACATCAAGACTTTGCCGGGTGAAAAGAACATTGCAGTGACGTTTGCCAATGTTGCAACGTCAATGATTTCTGCAAACATTAACAACAAGGACTATCAGCTTGTTTTTCAGGAAGATGGGAGTTGCGAGTATGTTGATGTTGAGGCAAACACAAAGGGAAACGTAGCTGTTGCTGGCACTTTTTCCAATTCAAAGGTCAACATAACGCAGTACAAAGACGAGCGTGTGCTGATTGGTGATCCTAACAACGGAATTTATAGTTGGGATGGCACTAACCTTGTATCTATTGGTTCTGTTGGATTCATAGGCATTACTAATGGCGGTACTGGCTACACGACTACGCCTTCTGTAGTCATTTCTGCGCCTAATCAGACCGGCGGCATACAGGCACAGGCTGAAGCCATTTTGACTGCCAACGTAGTAACAGGAATTGCCATTACTGAGGCGGGTTCTGGATACACGGCTGCGCCTACAGTCACAATTGCTGGCGGTGGTGGTAGTAACGCTACTGCTATAGCTGGTATTACGACGTTTAAGACCGGCACAGTAACGGTTTTAGTAACAAATGGCGGCACAGGTTACACAAATGCGTCAAATACGACGGTAACGATTAGCGGTGGTGGTGGCAGTAATGCGGCGGGTACGGCAATTCTGGCTGGTGGTCAGGTAATCCAAGTGATTATGACCAATGCCGGTAGCGGATACACGAATGCAGCCAACATTACCGTGACCATCAGCGGTGGTGGAGGCTCTAATGCAGCCGCTAAAGCCATTATTAACAGCAATCCTGTTACCGGCATCCAGACGTTCTCAGGACGTACTTGGGTGGCGCAGGGGCGGTCTGTAAGCTACTCGGCAGCAGGTTCTTACTCTGACTTTGTAAGCCTGTCTTCCGGCGTATTTACAATTACAGACGCAACCCTGCGAAGCAATATTACGCAACTGTTGTCAGCTAACAACTTCCTCTATATTTTTGGGGAAGACAGCATTAACGTGTTCTCGGACGTTAGGGTAACGGACGCTGGAATTACATTATTTACAAATACCAACATTAGTGCGTCGGTAGGATCGCGTTTGCAATATGCAATCTTTCCGTATTTTCGTTCTGTGCTGTTTATGAACGAGTACGGCGTGTATGCACTTGTTGGTTCGACAACATCAAAGATTTCTGACCCGTTAGATGGGATTTTCCCTAATATTGACTTTACGACAGCTACCGTTACTGCTGGTCAGGTGTTGTTAAATAACATACTATGTGCAGCATTTAATATCCGGTACAACGATGGTGGGACGTACCGTTATATTCAGGCTGTTTTCTTTGAGAAAAAGTGGTTTTTCTCTAATCAGAACAGTATTAAGTTAGTGTCATCTATTGCCACTGGCGGTCAAATTAAAATGTTTGGCACTTCTGGCAGCAACTTTGTCCAGTTGTATGGCGACAGTGATGTGCCAGTAAGTGTTGAATTAGAAACGGCTTTGGACGCTATGGGCGATCCTATCCGTGACAAGCAAGCATTAAAGATAGGTATTGAGGCGACTCTAGTCTCCAAGCCTACAACCATGAAAGCCTATGTAGATTCAGAATCAGCGCAATCCCCCGT